CCCAGGTCACCTCGTCCGGCGAGACGCCGAAATGCTCCTCGCTGAGGGCCTGAAACCGGGCCAGCATGGCGTCGATCTCGGCTTTCCTGGCAATGAAGGCGTCGAGGGCGGTGGTTTTCCTGCTCATGGTGGCCCTCCTCAGGCGATGTCGATGTGGATGCCGTTGGCGAGGGTCAGCCCGGTGCAGCCGGGCTCCCGCTCGATATGGGCGATGGCCTTGAGCAGGGTCGGGCTTTGGATCTGCGCCTTGGTGGTGGTCATGGGGCGCTCGCCGGGGAAGGTGATGGTGTAGCGGGTGGCTGGTTGGGGCGCGTTCATCGTCCGGTCTCCGTTGGTGTTCGATCGTGGGGACATGAACGCTTCCTTCGCCCGGCTTATCAACTCCTTTTCGCTTAAAAACACTCTGAAAACAACGGATTAAGTGATGGGTGTGTCATTGCGTGCCTATGCGCGCCACCGCGGGGTCTCCGATACGGCGGTGCGCAAGGCGATCAAGGCCGGGCGTATCACACCAGAGCCTGACGGCACCATCGACGTGGCCCGGGCCGATGCCGAATGGGGGCGCAACACCGACCGGGCGCAGCAGCGCAAACCCCAGCAGAAGGCGGTGCCCAAAGCGGCGCTGGATGCGGTCGCCGAGACGTTGCAGGAAAGCGGTACCTCGACCGGTGGCACCACCTATATGCAGGCCCGGACCGCCAACGAGGTCCTCAAGGCCCAGACCAGCCGCCTGAAGCTGCAGCAGATGAAGCGGGAACTGGTGGATAGGTCCAAGGCGCTCGCCCACGTGTTCCGGCTGGCCCGTGCAGAGCGGGATGCCTGGCTGAGCTGGCCGGCCCGGGTGTCGGCCCAGATGGCCGCCGAGCTGGACGTCGAGCCGCATAAGATGCATGTCACCCTGGAAGCCTATGTCAGACAGCACTTATCGGAGCTCGCCGACATCCAGCCCAAGGTCGAGTGACGAACAGGGACGTTCTAATGCCGCGACGGCAGGGATGCCGAGGAGCGGTGAGACGGATTACTACGAGGGTGCCTTAGACATCGAGGGGGCCTGGCGGGAAGGGCTCAAGCCGGATCCGATGCTGAACGTGTCGGAATGGGCGGACCGTTTCCGCCGCCTGTCGCCCAAGTCGGCGGCCGAACCCGGCCGCTGGCGCACCAAGCGCACGCCCTACCTGCGCGAGATCATGGACTGCCTGTCGGTCTCGTCCCCGGTGCAGCGGGTGGTGTTCATGAAAGGCGCCCAGGTGGGCGGTACCGAAGCCGGCAACAACTGGATCGGCTATGTCATCCACATGGCGCCGGGGCCGATGATGGCCGTGTCGCCCACCGTGGAGATGGCCAAGCGGAACTCGCGCCAGCGCATCGACCCGCAACTGGAGGATGTGCCTGAGCTGCGGGAACGGGTGGCGCCGGCGCGCAGCCGGGATGCCGGCAACACCATCCTGTCCAAGGAGTTTCCCGGTGGTGTGCTGGTGATGACCGGTGCCAACAGCGCCGTGGGACTGCGCTCCATGCCCGCCCGCTATCTGTTCATGGACGAGATCGACGGCTACCCCGGCGACGTGGAGGGCGAAGGTGATCCGATCCTGCTGGCGGAACGGCGCTCGGCCACGTTCGCCCGCCGCCGCAAGGTGTTGCTGGTGAGCACGCCCACCATCAAAGGCACCTCGCGCATCCAGCGCGAGTTCGAGGCTTCGGATCAGCGCTATTTCTTCGTGCCGTGCCCCCACTGCGGCCATGAGCAGCCGCTGCGCTTCAGTCAGTTGCGCTGGCCGGAGGGGGAGCCCGATGCTGCGCGCTATTGTTGCGAGGCCTGCGAGCGGCTGATCGACGAGCACCATAAGACCCGCATGCTCGAGCAGGGGCAGTGGCGAGCGACGGCCGAAGGGGATGGCCGTACCCAGGGCTACCATCTGTCGTCCCTCTACAGCCCCGTGGGCTGGTTCTCCTGGGGGGAGGCGGCGCGCATGTTCGAGGCCGCGCAGCAGAACTCCGACCTGATGAAAGGCTTCGTCAATACCGTCTTGGGCGAGCCCTACGAGGAGGAGTTCGAGGCGCCGGATTGGGAGCGGCTCTACGAGCGGCGCGAAACCTATCCGGTCGGCATCGTCCCGGCGGGCGGTCTGTTTCTCACCGCCGGCGTCGATGTGCAGCGGGATCGCCTCGAGTGCGAGGTGGTGGCCTGGGGCCGCAACAAGGAATCCTGGTCCGTCGACTACCGGGTTCTGGACGGCGATACCGCCCAGCCCGAGGTCTGGAAAAAACTCGACCGGCTGCTCGGCCGCGACTGGCCCCACGCCTTCGGCACCACCCTGCCGATCCGCGTCATGTGCGTGGACTCGGGCTACGCCACCCAGGAAGTCTACGGCTGGGTTCGCCAGTATCCGCAGGCGGTCTGGGGCGGCGCCGGCGCGCGGGCCTCACAGCCGCGCACCGTGGTGGCCGTCAAAGGGCGCGATACCGAGACGGCACTCATCCTCAGCGTCTCCAAGGCCGATACCGGCGGCAAGCGGCGGGGGCTTCGGGTATGGAATGTCAGCGGTCCCGTGGCCAAGGTCGAGCTCTATCGCTGGTTGAAGCTGCCGCGACCGACGGACGAAGCGCTGGCGGGCGGCGAGCCCTACCCACCCGGGAGCTGCCATTTCCCGCAATACGGCGAGGAATACTTCAAGCAGCTCACTGCGGAAAAGCGGGTTATCCGGCTGCGCAAGGGCTTTCCCAAGGCGACCTGGGAGAAGGACCCCGCGCGCAACAACGAGGCGCTGGACTGCCGGGTGTACGCCCGCGCGGCGGCCAGCATCTACGGGCTCGACCGCTTCAAGGAGATCCACTGGAAGCGGCTCGAACAGGCGCTTGGCGTCGATGCCCGGCCGGTGGCGGAAGCCGAGCCGGTTCGGCCGGCCGTGCCGCCGGCGGCCCCCGTCAAAGCGCTGCGGCCACTGCCGCAACGGGCGACCGTGACGGCCGACGATCCCTACCTCTGAGGATTCTCCATGACCGAGACGACCACTCTGCGCCAGCGGCTGCTGGAGGCGGAGGCTGCCCTCCATCGCCTGATGATCGGCGAGCGGGAGGTCACGGTGTCGGTGGGCGGCTATGGCGCCACCACCTACGCCCAGACCGACCGGGGCGCCCTCGAAGCCTATATCGCCCGGCTCAAAGCCGAGATCGCCACGCGCGAGGGCAAGCCGCGCCGAGGCCCGCTGCTCATGAAATTCTGAACCCGAGGTACACAAGAGGTGAGCCCTATTCAGTCCAGCACTGCAGTGCGGCCGCAAATACTGGGGCCGGATGGCAGGCCGCTCCCGCCATCCAAGGCTCCCGCGGCATTAGCACGTCCCTGTGCGTCACCCATGGCTCAGGACACCGCCCATCGCGCCGCCTCGCTGACGGCCCGGGAACTGGCCAGCTGGTTGCCGCCCGTGGGCTCGCCGGACGCGGACCTCATCGGCGAGTTGCCGACCCTGGTCGCCCGCTCGCGGGACCTGGTGCGCAACCACGGCGTCGCCGCCGGCGCCATCCAGACGTTGGTGGACAACGTGGTCGGCGGCGGGCTGCGGCTCTCGGCACTGCCGGACTACAAGGCCCTGGGGCGGGACAAGGATTGGGCCGATGACTGGTCGCGCCGCACCGAGGCACTGTGGCGCAGCTGGGCCGAGACCACCGAGTGCGACGCCGCCCGCAGCCTCACTTTCGCCGGGCTGACGGCGCAGGTATTCCGCTCTGGCCTGGTCAACGGTGAGGCGTTGGCACTGCCGCTGTGGCTGCCCAAGCGCCACACCCGCTTCGCCACCACGCTTCAGCTGGTCGAGCCGGACCGCCTGGCCACCCCGGCGAACCGCCTCGATGACCGCAGATTGCGCGGCGGCATCGAAACCGATGCCTACGGCGCGCCGCTGGCCTACTGGATCCGCAGGACCCATCCCGGTGACCGGCTGATGGGGACGACGGAGACCGGCGCGCAGTGGCAACGCATCCCGGTGCGCACGGCCTTCGGTCGCCTGCGGGTGATCCATGTGCACGACAAGGAACGCACCGGCCAGAGCCGCGGCAAGCCCATCCTGAGCAGCATCATGCCGCTGTTCAAGATGCTCGATCACTACGAGCGCTCGGAACTGCAGGCGGCGGTGGTCAACGCCATGATCGCCGCCTTCATCGAAACGCCCCTGGACGGGGAAGCCATCAGCGAGATGTTTGGCGGCTCCACCGAGGACTACATCGCCGCGCGCAACGAATGGCAGGTGAAGCTGCAGGGCGGCGCCGTCATCCCGGTCTTCCCGGGCGACAAGGTGGCGCCCTTCACCCCGAGCCGCCCCAACGCGGCCTATGCGAGTTTCGTCGAGAACGTCCTGCGCCACATCGGCACCGGCCTTAACCTGCCGTTCGAGCTGCTGATGAAGGACTTCTCCAAGACCAACTACGCCTCGGCCCGCGCCGCCCTGATGGAGGCCTGGCGCTTCTTCACCGGGCGCCGGCTGTGGCTGGCGACCTACTGGGCCAGGCCGGTGTACGAGCTCTGGCTGGAGGAGGCGATCAATAAGGGGCTGATCGAAGCCCCCGGCTTCTATCAGAACAAGGCGCTGTGGACACGCTGCAAATGGATCGGCCCCGGGCGCGGCTGGATCGACCCGGTCAAGGAGGCGCAGGCGTCGAAGCTGCGCATGGAGATCGGTCTGTCCACGCTCGAGGACGAGTGCGCGGCCCAGGGCCTCGACTGGGAGGAAGTCCTGGAGCAGCGCGCCCGCGAGCAGGACAAGCTGCGCGAGCTGGGCCTGACCCTGGGAGAAGCGCCGCCGCCCACCGCCGACGAGGATGAACGAGACGATGAGATTCTGGAACCACGCCGCCGGTGAGCCCTGGGCCATCACCGAGACGGCCCTGAGCACCATCCTGACGATCGCCGCCCGTGAACACGAGCTGCCCCAGGTGCTCTCGGCACGCCGGGGCCGCGACCTGATCAATACCCAGGTCACCGAGGAGCGCGATGGCGTGGCCGTGATCCCGGTGGTGGGGCCGCTGTTCCGCTACGCCAATCTGTTCACGGCGATCAGCGGCGCCTCCAGCTACGAGATCCTCGCCAAAGACTTCACTGCGGCACTGGAGAACCCGGACATCCGCGGCATCGTGCTGGACATCGACTCCCCGGGTGGCGAGGTCAACGGCTGCGCCGAGTTCGCCAACATGATCTACGAGGCCCGCGGCATCAAGCCCATTCTCGCCTATGCCTCGGGCGACGCCGCCTCCGGCGCCTACTGGATCGCCTCCGCCTGCGACCAGATCGTTGTGTCGGAAACCTCCTCGCTCGGATCGATCGGCGTTGTGGCGGTGTACCGGGGTGGCGAGGCGGCCTCGGATCGGGTGGAGATCGTCTCCTCGCAAAGCCCGCTGAAACGGCTGGATCCCCAGTCGGACGAGGGACGGCTGCGACTGCAGGCCCGCATCGACGCCATGGCTCAGGTGTTCATCGACACCGTCGCGCGTAACCGCGGCGTCGACCCGACCAAGGTGGTGAAGGATTTCGGTGCGGGCGACGTGCTGGTGGGCCGCAAGGCGGTTCAGAACGGCCTGGCCGACCGCACCGGGTCGCTCGAGAAAACCATCGCCGACATCCCGGACAGCAAACCCGCGGGCAACCCGTCACCCGGGCCGTCCCGACAACCCCACACATCGACTTTGCAACACGAGGAAACCGTCATGGATTTGGAAACACTGCAGGCGGAGCACCCGCAGCTGGTGGCCGCGCTGATCGCCCAGGGGGTGGATCAGGGGCGCGCCCAGGAGCGCGAACGCATCGGCGCCATCGTCGGTGCCGAGTCGGCCCAGGGGCGTGAGCAACTGGCCCGGCACTTGGCCTTTGCCACCGACATGCCCGCCGAGATGGCGGTGGCCGCGCTGGAGGCGGCTCCGGTGCAGGCGGCTCAGGCCCCAGAGACACCG